AGTTTCAACTGTTGGATTACAGACATTGATGGTTGAGCGAACTTCGGTTTAAACAATTGTCGGCGTCGGCAGGAACGGTAGAGTGAAGGGCAACCGGAACAAGGCCTGGACTGCAGGATTTGGTTCTTTAACAAAGGTAAAATACTATGACTCAAGAGTTAGAAACTTACTTCAACAATTACTTTGCTATGTTTCGTTCAGAAGGCTGGAAACAGTTAATCTCTGACCTTAGCAGTAATGTTGCACAAATCAACTCAGTAGAAATGACTACGGATAATGATAACTTGAACTTCCGTAAGGGACAGTTAGCTATCCTAGCAACCATACTGAATCTTGAAACACAGATTGACAACGCTCATGCTGAAGCAGAATCAGAGAATACTGAGGAAGCTATAGATGAGGCTGTTTGATTTTAGATGTCCTTGCGGCAAACTGTTTGAAGATTTAGTTAAGTCTGATGTCACAACTTCTAGGTGCAGTTGTGGCTTGGACGCTAAACGTGTTATCTCGCCAGTACGCTCTAGTTTGGAAGGTATCAGTGGAGACTTCCCTGATGCCGCAGACAAGTGGGTCAAGAGGCGAGAGAGTCACATGGCATACGAGAGAAGGCAATCCTCTTAGAGAACCTTCATAATAAAGTTCTCCACAATACTAAGGTACGGAGTTAATAATGGCTAAGATTATTGAACCTGAGCGTCAGGATAACCAAGAAGAAAACGAACAACAACTAGAGATGTTTGTTGAGGAACAACAGGAAACTCCTGAACCACAAGTACAGGAACCTGAGATACCTGACAAATATAAAGGCAAGACTGCTGAAGAACTTGTACAGATGCACCAAGAAGCTGAGAAGCTATTGGGCCGACAAAGCTCTGAAGTAGGTGAGCTACGTAAGGTTGTTGATACGTACATCCAGACACAACTCACGCAAGATACGCAACAAGCACCACAACAAGACGAAGAAGTAGATTGGTTTACAGACCCTGATAAGGCTGTAGATAGGGCTATTCAGAACCATCCTAAGATTAAGGAAGCTGAAGCCGTAACGCAACAGTATCGTGCAAGCACTGCGCTATCAGAGCTACAACGTAAGCATCCTGATATGCAACAGATTCTGCAAGACACTAACTTTGCTGAGTGGATTAAGGCATCCAATGTTAGGACTAAGCTGTTTGTAGCAGCAGACCAGCAGTACGACCATGAAGCCGCCGATGAGCTATTTAGCTTGTGGAAAGAGCGACAGAACATTGTACAGCAGACTGCCGCTGTAGAGGAACAATCTCGTAAGCAAGCAGTTAAGGCAGCATCCACAGGTAATGCCCGTGGTAGCACTGAATCAGCACCTAAGAAGATTTACCGACGCGCAGACATTATTAACCTTATGAGAACAGACCCTGACCGCTACGCTGCTCTACAACCTGAGATTATGAAGGCGTATGCGGAGAAACGGGTCAGATAGTATATCTTAGGAGATATTTATTATGACTGATTCAACATATCCCGCAACTGGCGGGTTTGTAGACAACACTAGTGCAGCTACTTTCATTCCTGAAATTTGGAGTGATGAGATTATTGCTGCATACCAGAAGAACCTCGTCTTGGCTAACTTGGTCAAGAAGATGTCTATGGCTGGCAAGAAGGGTGACACCATTCATGTACCCAAGCCTGTTCGTGGCGATGCACACGCTAAAGCAGAGAACACTGCTGTAACGGTACAGAACGCTACTGAAGGTGAAGTACAAGTCTCTATCGACAAGCACTTTGAATACTCGCGTCTGATTGAAGACATTACTGATGTGCAAGCTCTTAGCTCTTTGCGTCAGTTTTACACGGAAGACGCTGGTTATGCTTTGGCTAAACAAGTTGATACCGACCTGCACAGCTTGGCTACGGGTCTGGGTTCTGCTGGTTCTACTAGCTCTACCTACCTGAACAACGGTGGTACGTTCTTTGTAGACGCTACCAACGGCCTGTCTACCTACGCCGCTGACACGGTTACGACTTCTGATGTATTCACGGACGCTGGTTTCCGTGGCATCATTCAGAAGCTGGACGATGCTGATGTACCAATGGAAAACCGTTGCTTCATCATTCCTCCTTCAGTACGTAACACCATCATGGGTATTGACCGTTACGTTAGCTCTGACTTCGTTAACAGCGGTCAAGTTACTGGTGGTCAGATTGGTCAACTGTACGGCATTGACGTATTTGTTAGCACCAACTGCCCTGTAGTTGAGGCTGCTGCTGATAACTCAGCTTCTGCTGTAGACTCTCTGGGTGCATTGTTAATCCAGAAGGATGCAATTGTAATGGCTGAGC